CGCCGAGCGTGAACTCTTTGCTGGGACCAGCCGTCGGCGTGCCCGTTCTGCGCTGGAGTGGGTCTACAACAACCTGTCTCCGCAGGCGCAGCTGGCTGCCCGTAATCTTAGCCGAAAGTACCGTCGGTCGGCGGAAGCTGTCATCCCGGTTCGTGCTGAGTCGGCCTTGTCCGCCTCTACCGCCATCGGTCGCCGTGCCGCTACGGCTGAGGAGCGCGTTGCGTTTGAAGCCGAACTTCGCGCCGCCGCAGAGCAGAAAGCTCTCGACCGTGCAGCGAACCGTAAACTAGCAGAAGCCGCCGGTTCTGGTCTGGACGCTCTTAACGACCTTGCTGCTGGCACGCGTAGCATCACGCGCCGCGCCGTACCGTCGCGTAAACTGACCTCAGACGATCAAGTCGACTTCCTTGTCGAACACATCTTTGGTCTGCGGAACGGACCGCTTGCGCGGCTCACCGACGTCTCCGACGTCAATCTCCCGCTTCATCCCGGAGTGGTGCGTGCGCTGCGCGCCAACGATCTCCCGTCGGCTCTGCGTCTTCTGCGTCAGACAGCACCCAACGCTCGTATCCAGAAGCTGGCAGTGGCTCTCGAAGCCTACGGGGCAAGACTTAACCTGTCGGTGCAGGAGAACCTCGAAGACGCCTACGGTCGTAGTGCGTTGGGTCTCTACGATCCTCCGACGCGGACGCTCTATCTCGACAACAGCAACGGCATGACGGTGGACACGCTGCTGCACGAACTTGTGCACGCGGCTACGGCGAATGAACTGCGCCGCCCGGGTAGCCAGCTGGCCGCAAAAATCGGCAAACTTTATGTCGCCACTCGCCCCCTTCTGGACGGCACCAACGGTGCCACCTCTCTCGACGAGTTCGTTGCTGAGGCGCTGAGCAATCCGCTGTTCCAGCAAAAGCTTGCGTCCATTCACCCGGATGGGAAGCGCTTCTCTGCGCTTGAACGTTTCATGGAGGCTGTTCGCAGCTTCCTCCGGCAGCGCATGGGCTTCCCGATCAAGTCGATTGAGTCAGCACTCGACGTGGCCGACCAGATCATCAACCAGATCATTGTGGCCGACCGTGATAATCCGACCCCCGGCGCTCTGTATCAGCTGAACACACCCGAGGGTGCCAAGGCCACGATGAACGCTCTGGCCAAACTCTCAGGGTCGTTCCCGGAAGCTACAAAAGAGTTCCGTCAGGAATTCGGCGATCAGGCGTCGGCGACTCTCACCACTCTTGGCGGATTCGCGAAGCGCTCCCTGCTGGGCTTTATGGGTATGCAGCCGCTCTCGGACATCGCCGGGGCTGTTGGCGTTAAGGGTGCCCTAGACCTCCAAGACGCCGTGCGTCAGATGGACTCCGCTTCTATCAAGTCGGACGAGGAGGTCGACGGTGTTCTCAAAGTCATGACCGACTGGCTGAACACGCACGGGGCAAAGAAGGCTTCCTTCGACAAGGTGGTCAACACCTCGACCCTTGAACAAGTTTTCCCGGGTCAGACGCGAGAGGCGGCGCAAAAGAAGTACGGCAACGATCCTCGCAAGATGCAGGCCTACGACGCCATGCAGAAGGACTGGGCTGCTATCGGTCCTGAGGGCCAGCAACTCTACAACCTGATGCGTCAGCTGTACCGCAAGCAGTATGAACGGCTTCGTGAGGCGCTTGCTGGAAAGGTCGATTTCGCTCTTTCGTCGAACCCGACGCTGGCTGCCGAAGTGAAGAAGAGCATCTACGAGAAGTTCTTCGACCTGAACAAAATCGAGCCGTACTTCCCGCTGGCTCGTACTGGCGATTTCTGGCTGGAGTACAGCGCTTTCGACCCTCGCACCAATACGACGGAGCCGGTCAAGGAAGCGTTCGAAAGCCCCCGTGCCAGAGATCGTGCGATGAAGGAACTCGAAACCCTTCCGGGTATCGCAAAGGACAAAACCGGAAAGCCCATCTTCAACACCTACACGTCTCTCGACGTGGTTACGCGCGGTCGCACCCCGGACTCTCTGTTTGTCAAAGACACACTGAACATCATCCGTGCGAACCTTGCACAGCAGGGTGTCTCCAGCGACATTTCGAACAACATCCAGCAAGAGATCACTCGGATGTTCGTCGAGGCTCTGCCCGAGACCTCGTTTGCCCGCTCCCTGCAGCGTCGTAAAGGCACGGCTGGCTTTATCACCGACCCCTTCGAAGCCTTCCGGCTTAAAGCCTACAGCCTCGGTCGTCAGGGTGTTCGGTACGCATACTCGAACAAAATCCGTGCCATCCGCGACGATATCACTGAACAGGCACAGGGCTCCGACGACGCCAACAAAGTGGCTGTGATCCAAGAACTCGCCGCCCGCGCCGATTTCGCCACCAACCCGCCGACAGGTCTTGTTGAGCAGGCGGTGCAGGCTGTTAACCGCACGGCTTTCACTTTCACCATCGGCTTCAACGTGTCGTCGGCGCTTGTGAACCTCGCATCCATCCCCGTCCTTGTGGCTCCCTACCTGTCCGGTCGCTATGGAATCGGCGGTACGACACGCCAGCTTAGCAACGCTTACAAGCTGTTCCTGAACAGCGGTCTGTCTCGTGAAGTGGAACTGCCCACGTCCTACATGGGCAAGAAGACGACGGAAGTGCGGGCCACTCCGTCCATCGACAACTACTTCGTACTGAACGAAAAGAACGAGTACGTCCTGCGCGACGGCACCCCCGAGGCTCTTCGTGCTGAACTGGCTGATCTCGGCATTCTGGTCGACGTTGCAGCCAAGAACGGTCAACTGAACCGTTCCATGTTCTACGACAGCATCGGTGCGGAAGAGGTCGGTCGCTCTCGCGGTCTGGCTGATAAGTTCGCAGCCTACAGCGGCTTCTTGTTCCACAACGTCGAACGTGCCAACCGGCAGGTCGCCCTTGTTGCTGCGTACAAACTCGAACTGGATCGGATGCGTCGTCGCCCGACCCGCGCAGAGCGCGGACTTAGCGATACGGAGATGCAGCGCAGAGCGGCTGAGAGCGCCGTCTATCAGGTCACTGAGACGAGCGGTGGGTCTACCCTAGCGACGGCACCGCGCTGGGCTCAGCAGGGCATCGGGCGCGTTGCGCTTATGTTCAAGAACTACGGCTTGAGCATCTTCTATCTCCAGATGAAGCTGGCCAAGCAGGTCGTTTTCGGCAGTTCTGATCCCGAGTTTACCCCGGAGATGCGGCAGCAGGCCTTCAAGCAGCTTGTTGGCATCCAGCTTTCCGCGCTGGCTCTGGCCGGTGTGTCGGGCGTACCGCTTTTCGGTGCAGCCAGCATGATCGCTGACATGTTCCTCGACGAGGATGAAGAAAGCGCCGAGATGCTTGCACGTCGCTACCTCGGGGAAGGTCTGTACAAAGGTTTCCTGACCGACACTCTCGGCGTGGACATCTCGTCTCGTATCGGTCTGACTGGCCTGCTGATCCGCGAGAATCGCTACAATACCAGCCCCTCTGCGGAAGAGTCCCTCGTCACCACTCTCGGTGGCCCTGCGTGGTCGACTGCGACTAAAGTCGGTAGGGGTGTCAGCGAGTTCGCTTCGGCGATGACTGGTGGAGACACTGAAGCCATGGTGCGTGGCATCGAGAACATGCTCCCCGTCGCCATTGGTAACTTCGTCAAGGCTGGACGGTTTGCAGCAGAGGGTGGGGCGATTGACACTCGTCGCGGGGATGTCATCACGGGCGATCTGACCGCCTTTGATCTGGCAGGGCAAGTCGTAGGCTTCAAGCCGAACGAGGCGTCTCTCCAGCAGGACCTCAACCTGCAGAACGTCCGGATCAGCAAGGCGGTCGCCGAGAAGCGGGCCAAACTGTCCCGTGCTTACTACATCGCTATGCGGGTGGGAGACGTGGAAGGGATGCAGGATGCTCTGGAAGACATCCGCTCTTTCAACGAGGATGTGGGTTCTCGTTTCCCCGAGGCCGTGATTGACGGCGAGTTCATCAAAAGCTCTCTCAAGAGCCACCTGCGAACAACAAACGAGATGGATGCTGGGGTCTACATCAACCCTGTCGTGCGGCAAGCGCTTCGCGATCTGGCTGGCCAGTACAACCAAGGCGTCCAAATCTTCTAAAAAAAGACCCCGGCGCGAAGCCGGGGCCAGTAAGGAGAACAACAGAGGCGAGCTGGCGGCGCGCTCATCTGTCAGGCGCACAATATCATGCGGTTCTCCAGAATCGCAAACCTAAACCTTGGGGTTCCACCCGGTGCCGTGCCGTTAGGGTTACACCTAACCTCTTGGCGATCTCGTTGACCTGCCTTTCGCAGAAGTCTTTTCGGATGCAGGGGACGAAGAAACTGTCGCCCACCTGCAGTGTCTCCCAAGGAATGACGATGCGTAGTCCGTCAGGGTCTATGTCATTTAGCTTCTTTGCCATCGCTGTCTTCCAGCACGATGGGGATTTCGATTGCGTCGACGACCGGCATCTGCAGCTTGGTGCCCTTGGTCAGTCGCACCTTGCGGCGCTCGGCGCGGTACTTGGATTTCAGTTCGGCGAGGACCGAGTTGTAGTTTACCTGACGGTCGGCCAGCCAGTCGCGGAACGGCGCAGGCAGAAGATAGAGGACGTGCAGGTCTGTCTCGTAGCGGCCAATGATATCGGCGGTTCTCGGCTGCTGATCTGGCACAACAAGGTCGTCTATGCCGGTCTCGTCGCCCTTCTTGCGGCGGTCGATGGTAGATTTGATCTGCAGAATGCGCCCGATGTTCTGGTAGGTGTAGGAGGTAATAAGGTCCATGGGATCAAGCGACATGTCCTCACTGGCCAACTTGTTTTGACCGAGGATGCGGTCGACCGTGTAGTGCTGCAGGACCTTCACGTCGTAGTCGATCAGGCCGAGGTGCTTGCAGATGACGGCGGCAGCCAATGTAACGGCGCAGGCAGCGGACCAGAAGCGGTTCTCAGGACCAAGGCCAGCGGCCTTGTCGATCTGGCGCTGCAAGGTCTCGACCAAGAGTTTCGTCTCAGCCATGTGGGCCATGACGTACTGAACAAAGATGATGCCTGCGTGGCCATAGTTGTTCTGGATCGCCAAGCTGAACGCGTCCGTGTGGACCTTGTCTTCCCTGAAGTTGAAGAGCTTGCTCGTCTCGATCTCGAGAACCCGCTGTGCCTCTGCTTTCGGCATTGCCTTGGCCATGGCCACCTTGTCGATCAGGCTGCAGTTGGCCGACGAAATGAACAGCAGGTTCCAAGGATCGCCACGATAGCGTTCGGTGTTTCCGTTCGCCGACATGCGGTTCTTCTGCTTACCCCCGGTGATCTGGTAGATCATGTCGGAGGCGTCGGTGGGCTTGATGTTGGTGATCTCGTCCATGCAGACGGGCAAGTTGTGCATCACGTCGGCGCGGTTCATCCGGGAGTTATGGGTGTCGCGCTCGATCAGCAGCAGCTTGTTGGGGTCGCCCCATGACGACAGCGCTGCGAACATGGCGTGGGTCTTCCCGAAGCCGGACTCCTTCGACCAGATGTGCAACAGCGCCGCGTTGATGGGCATGAACTTCATCAGCACCGAGCCGAAACCGGCGCAAGTGATGAACTGGTGCAGTTCGAAGCCCGGGCGGTTGTAGAAGTTGATGGCGTCTTTCCAGCCATCCAGCGTCCCCTTGGACTCGAAGAACTCCAGCATCCCGCGTGTGCCTGACGATGGCGCGTTGAACTCGGTGTGGTCGGAGAAGACAACCTTGTCCCCGAGGACGAAGCCTTTGAAGTCGGGCAGCCAGCCAAACTGACGGTGGGCGTTGTCGGCCTGCGTGGTCATCTGCAGTTCCTTCACCGACTGTTGAGTATAAGCCATGATTGCATCCACTTCCTTGTTGATCGCGATGACCCCTTGGGCCGACAGAACCTTTCTGTACTCGTCCTTGGAAGTAACAACGTAGAGGGGAACAACGAACGTCTTGACCCCGTCCCTTGGCAAATGGTGCCGCATTTCGATGATCTCGCCCATCTCAGGGTCAGACAGGCGGCGGGTGACGTAGAGGTCATTGTGCCAGATCATCCGTTCAATGACTTCGCCCTCGTCATCGACTGAGCGCATGAACACGCCACCGGTAGCACCACGGAAGTAGGGCTGCGGATACTTTGGGATGACGTAGGTCTTGGCCTCTTCGCTGTTGGTATCGGCGTCCTTGGCTTCAACGACGTTGTCTTCTTCTGCGGCTTCCTTGATCTGCATCCCGAGGACGATGGGGGACTTGATCTTGTTGAAGTTAGGGCAGCCGTCGCAGACGCCGGGATTGTACTCGTCGAAGCGCCCGCAGAGGTAAGGCCCCGTGATGCGCTCCATCTTCAGGTAGGTCTCGTCCGGGTCGTATCCCGGGTGGCCCTCAGACACCGCTTTCGCAGCGCGGTCGGCATCGGTGCAGTGCTTGGCGATAGACAGTGCCGCCCGCCACATAGGCTCGTCCAGCGAGGTCCTGTTCTGTATGGCGTGGGCCAGCTGAGCGCAGCCCTTGCCTGCCATGGTCTTCTGCAGGATCAGCTTGAACGAGGACTCCCGCTTTCCGAGCAGCGCGTCCATCATGGCGCTGTTGGTCTCGGCTGGCACATACTTGCGCGCGATAGAGGGGGTCACTCGCATCGAGACGCCCTTGAGCAGGGCAGCGAAGTCTTCGAAGTCCACCGGTTTCGGCGGGTCAATGCCAAAGAAACTCACAGCGGCAGGGGTTTCACCCTTGTAGTTATGCGTCCCCGGTACCCGCAGGACGCTGGCCGCGTCGGCAGTTCTGGTTCGGTCGGCCTTGAAGTCCTGATGTGCGGCCAGCGCCTTGAGACGCTCCGCCACGGGAAGCCATGTGTCGTAATCGACAGGCTCGGTCAGGGGCCAGTAAACGTGAACGCCGTAGCCTGAATTGATGAGGAAAGGCTTGGGCAGTCGGTTGGTTTTGCAGAACGCCCGCAGTGCCGAAACCGCCGCAGCTTGATCTGTGAAGTCCTTGGGCTTTCCCGTCTTGAAGTTTATCCCGCAGTCGAGGTCCATGAAGAACGCCCGCATCTGCTGGACGTTATCAGCCTCACGCGGCTTGTCGACCGACAGGTCCCGAAACGTGCCGAGAGCGAAGTACGCATCGTAATCGTTGGCATCGAAGTTGTAGGCAGCCTGCTCAAGCGCCTCAATCGTCGGATAGAACTTCTGGATACGCGCCCCGTCTTTCAGGGCAAGGGTGCAATAACTACCTGCAGTGCCGAGTACGCTCCGCAGAAAGGTCAAAGTGTCCATGGTGCCGCCATTCTACCTGTTTGGAACGCCGCGACGAGGCGAGGTTTTTGTTGTACCCCGTCGCGGCAAGCCTAGCTAGGATTACTCGTCGTCCCAGTCACCGACAAGTGCGCTGAGATCGGCAGCGGGCTTCGGAGCCTCGGCCTTCTTGCTGGTGGCCTTCTTGGGCTCTTCGACCTCGTCTTCGTCCTCATCTTCGACCACGAAGTTCTTCTTGGCCGAGGGCTTCTCGGAGAGACCCTTCTCCTTCTTGCCACCATCCGTCTGAGACACGGTCAGCGTGATGGCCTTGATGGCTTCCTCGCTGTCCTTCATCTCGACTGCAGTACGCAGTTCGTCTTCGGTCAGAGGACGCACGGGCTTGAAGAACAGCTTCGGCGTCTCGGAGTTTTCGTCGAACCGCATCTCGGTGATGACCGCGATGATGGGCGTGTTGTGGGCATTCAGGAACTTGGCGTAAGCCTGCATCCCCATGTTGCCGTTCTTGGCTTCGCCGAAGATCGAGGTCGCAGGCAGCTGCAGCTGGTAGACCTCGTCGGGCTTACCTTCCAGCGTGATGGCCAGACGCTGATTGAAGCGGCAGGCGCGGCTGTCACCCTGACCAGAACCTTTGATGTTCATCGGGCAGTCGGCGCAGCGCGATGCCTTACGCTGATCCGCCGGAACGTCCGGTGCCGGAGATTTAGTATCCAGAGACCAGCAGACCGGGGCAGCCGTGTTGTTCGGGTCGTAGGTGCCTTCGTAGTACGTCCGCGAGATGGAAGCCGCGTTCACAACGACGACGTTCATCGTGTCCGACTTGGACACCGAGACCTGCTCACCGTCCACGAACATGCGGAACTTGCCGCCCTTGAGCGAGATGCGCTTGCCCGCTCCGCTGGGGCCACCAGCGAGGGTCTTGTTCATCTCCTGCAGCGACTTGAACAGGTCGCTGTTGACGAGGGGGTTGTTGCCGCCAAAGAGGGTCATTTCACCCATGGTAGTTCTCCTTAGTTATTGATTTCAGGTTTCGTTGCGGCTTTCACCGCCCACATGGCGGCTTCTTCGACTGCGGTCTGGGCCAGTGCCTTGAGGCGCGGACGATCCATCGCGTCAGCAGGGATCGTCTCGATGTAGTCGATCAGATCAGCGGCTATGCGCTTGATCTGCGCAACCTTGTCGTCGGCGGACGGGTTGAAGTTGATGCCGACGCGGTATTCACCTTTCGTCATTTGTCTTCTCCGAGATCGAGTTCGAGTTGCACCGGCTTCTCAGTCAGCGCCGCCATCACTTTGTCGAGGTCGAACCGGTAGATGTGACCGACCTTGATGTACGTATGCTTGGGGATCACCCCCTGACGCACCCACTTGCGGAGCGTCGACACGGATATGCTGAGGTGCTTGGCAACCTCTTCGATGGACACAGGGGGTTTCTGTTCCGTCATCACTTCTTCCTCACAGTTATGACGTACTCGCTGTCCATGTTCAGACCGGGCGGAAGCACGTCGGGGTTTTCTTCGAGGAACTGCTTCACCGTCGTCTGGTTCAGCCGCTTCTCGTAAAATTCGGGGACTTCATGTTCCAAGATAAACCGGTTCATGGAGTCCCAATCGTTGGTCCAGTACCGCGTCTTTGTCGAGCGGTAGAAGATGCCCTCGGAGGTGCGGACACTCTCGACGCCGTGCTGCTTGCAGTAGTCGAGCAGAGCGCGCTTGATGATATCCAGCTTCTCCTGCAGGCTTTCTTCTTCCTTGTCGAACGCGGCCTTCAAGGCAGCCTTGGCTTCCCGGATTTTGATGTACGTCTTGGTGAGCTTTTCAACAGACACGCCGCCAACGGTCTGCACTTCTTCAGTGCTCATAGTGGTTCTCCTTCACTATCAGGATTTGTTATTTAGTGGTATATTCTGCTCTAGTCAAGCAGTTCTTTGTACAAGTCGACAACCTTGGTGTGGATGTCGATCTTCTCGTCGAGGAGTTTGTACACACGATTCTCCACGCCCGAGCCCTGCAGTTGCACAACCGTGCACTTATTCTTCTGCCCAGTGCGATGCACCCGGGCGTTTGCCTGCGCGTAGGTCTCCAGCGACGAAGTCGGAGCCCACCATACAACAGTGCTGGCAGCCGTGAGTGTCACACCGTGCGCCGCCGATTGCGGCTGAATGACGAGAACCTTCGGGTTGGGCTGCTCTTGGAACCGCTTAAATATCTCTGTCCGGTTGGCTGCCGTCACGTCGCCACGGATGATCTCGGCGGTCACGCCGTCCTTCTTGAGCCGGTCGGTCAGCAGGTCGATGACGTGCTTGAACGGGACGAACACCAGCACCTTCTGCTCGGCTTCGTCGATGACTTCCTTCAGGACGTTGTACCGGTTGTTGATGTCGAACTCGACCGTCTCGCTGCCATCGGTGTAGACGGCACCCGCCGATATCTGCAGCAGCTTGTTCATCACGACGGCGGCATTGACTGCCGTGACCTGCTCCCCGTCCACCTCCATAGCCATCTGGCTCTTGAGTTTCTTGTAGTACACGTCCTGCTGCTTCGTCAGGGTGACGTTGCGCTTCACGTAGGTCATGTCCGGTAGGTCGAGGCACTCGTCTTTGGTGAAGCGGATCGCAGGCTGCAGGGCTCGGTAGACGCTGTCGATTGCCGTCGGTTTCGGCTTCCAGCGGAACTGCGTCTCCTTGTACATGACCATGTCGCGCCACGCTCCGAAGAACCTCGGCACACCCTGCGGGTTCACCAGCTTGGCCAAGCCATAGGCGTCCTCCGGTCCCTGCGCCGCCGGTGTGCCTGTCATCATCCACAGCCAAGTATCTTGTCCCACAAGAGACTGCAGCACCTTCCACCGCTTGCTCTGGGCGTTCTTGTAGTGGCTTGCCTCGTCCACGATGATCAGGTCGTAGCCCGCCGCAGCGATGTCATCCCGCACGATCTCTACGCCGTCGTAGTTGATGATGAGGAAGTCCGGTTTGAGGGAGATGATTTCCCGCCGCTTCTTGGCGCTGCCATATGCGATGCCGACCGAGCGGTGCATGGCAAAGGAGAACAGATCGGCCCGCCACGCGCTGTCCATGATCGAGATCGGGCAGATCACCAGCACACGGCGCGCAGCCTTCTGCGTCAGAAGGAAATCGGCAGCCCAGATCGCCGAAGCCGTCTTACCTGTACCCTGTTCGTTGAAGCAGAAGGCACGACGGTGCGTAGTTAGGAATGCCGCCGTCGTCTTCTGGTGCGCCATTGGAGCGAAGCGACCGGACCAGTTGTACCTGCCTTCGATGGGCGACGGCACTTTGATGTTCAAAGCCCGCAGCGTATGTACCTCTGGTATACCCCACTTGACTACGACCTCGTGATCGCTGACCGGCTTGCTGTTTGGGATAACTGTAGTGACCTGTTTTGGATTGCGCAGCTTCAACAGCAGCGCCTTGTTGTCGATAATCTGCATTTTGTTCTCCGAAGTTAGGGTTGTCCCTAACGTTACTTTTTCTTTGGGCTGTGGCCGTTTCGGCTTCTGTTCTTGGACGGATGCTCCAGCTTGTACCCGTCTGCGTTGCTGCCGCCCTTGGACAGCATCTTATTGTGGCTGATGTCCTTTCCCTTGCGGGCCGACTTACCGTGCTTAGCGTCGAAGGCTCGCCGAGCGCGCTGCCGTTCCATCCGGTCCTCGTGTTCCCCACGTTCCAGTTGTTTTTTATACTCGTGACGATAAGGACGCGGTTTATTCACGTAGGGCATGATCTGACACCTTTTTGCACCAGTTGATGAAGTCTTCCACCGAAGTGTCGATGCGGAACTTGTTAAGAATAGCACAAACCAACTGAATGTTGTCAGCCGTGTACGGGCCTTTCGGGTCTATCCTGTCGATGCTGGCATTAGTTTGGCAGCGACTTCCTTTCTCTAAAAGGCAGGTCATGAGCACACCGCTGAGCGCACACTCCCCTCTTTGCCTCTCATGCAGATCGAGCAGGGTGTGTAAGGGTAGACCAATCCTACCTTTTTGGCAGCGCAGCCGGTTGTAGTACTTCCTCCAGTTCCCAGAAATAAGTTCGTACTGGGCCTCTGTTGTTTCGGACCCACACAACCTAGCCCACTTGCGCTTACAATCCTTGGAGCATGAGAGTTGTGTTCCAGACCGAGGAGTGAACTCGATCCCGCAAGTTCGGCATGTCTTCGCAACCCAGTTAACAAAAACACCCTTGGGCATGGTCAGGTACTCCCATTGTGGGCGCATTCTACCACAGGACAGTGCCTCCGACAAAGACCAGAGGGGCGAGGGTTCCACACACCGGTCTCGTATGCTTTCTCCAAGGCTGCGTACTTAGACAGCCACGGTTTCCACAGCACGGCTTCGTCGGCTGCCGTGTAGTCCTGCTTAACCAGAGAGTTGGCGATCACGAAGATCAGACCACCTTTGACTTTCTTCACCTGAGGGAAGTGCTTGAAGATGCACAGCGCCATCAGCTGCAGCTGTCCCGCGTCGGCGTACTTGGCGTCCTTGTTGGTCTTGTAGTCTACGTACCGTGCCTCTTCTCCGTTGATGATGATCAGGTCGGCCACCCCTCGGAACCACACGTTCTTGTCGAAGAAACCACACGGTTCGAGGTCCGCCGTCAGACCCATCTTCAGTTCGCAGTGCTTCTCGCCTTCCATCTCGGCCAGCCTCTGCAAGGTGGGTTCGATGAAGTCGAACTTCTTTGGTACAGGTGCGCCGTCTCGGATGTACTCCTCGCAGGCTTTGTGGAACTCCGTGCCATACCGCATGGCCTCCGTCTGTTGGAACGGATACTCCTTGAGAACGTTCATGTGGTAGAACTGCTTTGGGCAGTTCTCGAACGCCTTCATCCGGCTGTAGGACCACGCGCCTGCCTTGCTCACTCCACCCATCCCCACTTATCTTTGCTGATCTGCTTGATCCTACCATCTTCTTGTAACTGTTTCCAAGCCTTACTATTTCGGCGTGGGAGTTTTTCCACAACGGGCCTTGGCTTGGCTCCGATGGCCATCAAAATCTCCTCGCACTCCTTGATGTACCAGTCGTAGTCGATGTCGTCCGGCAGTGCTTCAGGGAGCAACATGAGGGGCTTTGCCCCCTCCGTGCGGGGCACCATGTTACCGTTTGAAACGTAGTGGAACGCCCCCTCCTCACCCTTGGCGTAGTACCAGCGGACCACCCTGCCGATCTTCTCTTCGCCCTTCTGAGCCCCACCGTTTACCGTTCGCAGGGTCAGAAACTTGATGATGTTAGGGCAGTCCCTAATCGTTACGGACAGTGGCGCGTCTTGGGTCAGATACTTTATGACCGCTTCGGCGCAGATCGGCACCTGCGGGTTCTTAGACAGAGACACCGGTGCGTAGACACCCTTGGCCTTTGCGCTGCCGTCCTCCTTCACGGCGATGTAGTTGTTCACGTCTCTGGAGTAGAGCGACTTGTAGACGGTCTCTTCGGTCTCCAGCCCCGTGTGTTTCTCCCATTTCTTGATCAACGCCTCCACCTCATCGCGCCGCGCTCTGGGGCACTTGATGACCATGCCGTCGGTGTTGGCTGACACGACAGATATGCCGCGCTTCTCCAACGCTTCGATCAACATCAGCAGTGTCAGCTGCCCCGTCAGTGTTGTGCGGATCATGAACTGCGGGGAGTAGAGCGAACTGTATTTGCTGGACGTCTTACCGAAAGTCCCGTTGAGAACGATCTTCAGGGAGTTGGCTTTCACCTTGTCCCCGCCGTGCTTGGCAGCCAGACGTTCTTCGAGGATGGCACGGTAAACCGTGTTGAAGTGTTCGCCGAAACCCCCGGGCCGCATGTTCATGTTCAGCATCAGGTTCGGGTAGTAACTCGCAACGTCTCGGTCGATCAGCACGTAGTCCTTGTCGCTGTGGTGTGCCACCTCTGACTCTTGGCTGTGCAGCCCACCGATGCCCATCTTGTAGGTGCTGTTCCCGATGGTGATCGTCAGGTCAGCAATCTCCTTCGGCATCGAGACGTGACCCGTCTCCTCGTCGATAACCATCTCGGCGGTGCAGACAACGTCCAGTGCTTCTCGCAGGGGGTCGGTCGTGAAGCGGATATACTCCGGCGGCTCGTAGTAGAACCGGTCGTAGTTGAGCGCCACCTTGGACGGGCTGTCTCCCGTCAGACGTTCGAACTCCGCTTTCAGCACGGCCTCTGCGATCTGGGCATCAGACTTGGACCGCAGGTCAACGCCATATTCGGCGCTCATGGTGCGGCGCAGGTCGATCTGTTCCTTGAGATTATTGTATAGCATCTGCGTAACCA